TCTTTTTGTGACGCGTTCAGTTACGTATTGCTTAGCAATCGTCTGCTCTTTCCACGCCTGATCTCTCCCAGGAACTTTCTAACCAGATGAACATCGGTTGGTATGTATTCGTTTTTACCTCTTTCCGCATCGTGCCACATACGGTAGAAATGATTCATACCACGTGGCGTTGAAACTATGATAACCTTTGTGCTCTGTCCGGAAGAAATGGTAGGATAAACGGAGGCAAAGAAGCCATCGGCAATGTGATTCGGGATGAAAGCGAACTCGTCACGAAAGATAACATTATAGGATCCGCCTCGGACAGCAGATTGACGAAGTGGAGTTGGATGAAATTCTGGAGCCATTTTTCTGGTTCCAGCGATCCTTTGTTCCAGGATATAATACCCTGTTGCATCCACTTTGGTAGGTTCTCATAGGCAAGTTGTAACAAGTGTTCCAAGTAGGTCTCTTGCGAGTGATGTGCTTTGTTTGCTGGAATAGCTATATTAACATTATCGTTAAACACTGCATAATGTAATAAATATGAAACACAAGTTGTTGATTTACCTGTCTAACGGGGCATCTTACAGATGTTAAATCTATTCTTATGGAAGTTTAAAATAACTTCTTCTTGAACGGATACGTTCAAAAGGAACAGACCGTGATCCAAAGAACAATTCTTTCATAGTTCTTGCAAAGTATACAGGATCTTCTTTACACTTTTAAGAACTCAATAATCTGTTCTTCTGTAAACTCAATTTGAGTATTTGCCCTCTTTTAAGACTTGGTTCCTAAATAAACTTCACTCATAATAGATAGGTACTCCAAGTTAAACTCAAAGCACTTCTGGATATTAAATTTGTGCTCAAAATAGCAATACGGATATAAAATCTCCAGGCAATCTCAGTACTATAAGGTAACAAATCAAAGTGTGAAGTCCCGTTGATACCCAATACAAAACTTACAATCGAGAAATTGTTTAGCAGCAGATCGATCAAATGTCGGAGCATCAGTTGTGCTTACAAGTGCATTGCTCTCTGGAATGCTATCGAACAAACCTGGTAGGAAGCGATGATTGGATTGTTGTAAACAGGACACAAACAACTGGATGTGTTCCTTGAACACTCACACTCAAATCTTGAAGAATAAGTTCTCTAGTGTTCTGTCTATCAGTACTTGTGTAAAAGGATTTTTTACACTCATTAGATGGTGAACAATATCCTTTGCACGTGCCACTATTCACAGCATACCAACCTTCACTATAAGTTGTTTGTGTTCCGAACTGCCTTGAATAGCACCATACATACTCGCACCTTTCGACTATTGCTGCTTGACTTGGAGGTAGTTGTCAAAACTCACCAGCACGCATAACCTACACGCAGAGATGGATTTGTAAGGTGTGGAACGGTATTTCTGTTAGTCCATAGTTGAGTATGAACCAAAGTCGTCTTCCCATTTGCTGGATTTTCTACAAAGAACCTAACCGCACCTGCACCTAACCAACGCATGTCAATTGCATAAAACATTTGAAGTTACTTGGATCTATGGATACTGGTGTTCCATTCCATTGCATCCTGATAAGTGCCGTACATTAGTGTTTGCTACGTCCTGCCGCTAACCTGCGCGATTGTTCCTGCTGCTGTTGTTCCTGCACCTGATGATGAGAAACTATAAGCACCAGATCTTACACCAGTAGTTCTTGCGCTGAAAGCTGACTGATCCCACCATCTTGTTCCGTCGTTCCAATATTTCCATAGTTATATGCTGCAATTGTGGCTGCTGTTTGTTGAGTGCTGTTCCTGCACCAATCGGAATAGAATATGTTGTTCCATCAAGACAAGTGTTGCAGTTTGACTCCCTGTGGGTGCTTGTGTGAATGTAAGTTTTCGGATTTCTATTTGTCCACCATATCTGTGCAGAAACGCCCAAATGTCCTTTGCAGTTCCTGGAAGTACCACTAAATCCAAATGCGTAAGCATTACCTGGATTATACAAGTCCTGCTTGTTGGGACCGCATTTGTAACTCCTAAACCAACACCAGTAGTGGTAATTCCAGTTGTTGTAAATAATGCATAAACGAGCAAGTGCTCCTGTTCCTGGACGATAACAGAACATATCTTTTTGAGCCTAATGTTGCACACACTACCTGCTTCGATGCCAGAAGTTCTATGCTCCCGAGACTCTATCACGTATCTGCACAAAGCAAGATCCAGTTCCCACTTGTGCTGTTGTAACCTTATCTGTTTCTATTCCATACACAGAGTCCAGTTGAACAATAGGAAATGGTTCTACAACCATCAACTCTTCAAATGCTGCTAAACTTGACTCTGGAAATGCAGTAACATTTGTATTGATGATTGTAGTTCCACCAGATAAGACACTGGAATTGTTGTGCTTCCTAGTGATACTGGAAATCTATTAGTTTCTGAAACTACTGAACCATTGTTATTTACTGAAAATGCTGTGTTGGATATTGATACCGTATTAGCAACACTTACATTGATTGTAGAACCAACTCCAGTTACAAAAAAGATGTATTGGATATTGATACTGTATTCAGTAATGAAAGAAATACCAACAGGTGAGAATGTCGAAAGATTTAAGTCTTGTGTCTTCCTAGACCGATAGGTAAATATTTGGTTCGTAAAAATTCCACTATTTCCAACTTCTACTATATGCTGGTGAAGTGGATCTGGCGGAGAGGTTTGAAACTGTTACAATACCAGGAATCGTAATATTACCAACAATAGTAGACATCAGTAAGATCCAATAGATACTGGGAATGGATTATCATAAGATACTACTTCGCCATTTTTATTGGCGACCATATTTACTTCAAAAAGTGTGCGCTCTTGATTTAAAAAATCTTGAGTGCTTTTATTAAATTGTGCCATAAATCACTCACCCCAAGATAATCTTTCTGGTCTATACCTTTCAGTATTTTTAATTTTTATTGAACTAGTTGAATTTGGATAAATGTTGTGAACAACTGCTCCTGGATATCCATTTCGAAGTTGTTCTGCAAGTTCATTTTTAGACATCATTTTACCTTCAACTTCCATACGATAAATCTTTCCTTGCCAAACTATATCAGCAATAAAAGATTCTCCAACTGGTTGTTGCTGAACATCCGAACTATTTACATAAAGATTTCCATTGAAATCTCCAGTAATATTGATACTTTCTGATATAAACTGTTGGAAACTTTTCATCAATGGCATCTCCAGCGACGGAGGGCTTTATTGATTCTTGAATCTGGATCTCTTGCAGTCTTGGCAGAAGTCAGTTTTGATTTCATACCTTTCATACGACGGCAGAATGATGCACGAACGCTTTGCTCTTTTTCCTTTTGGTTTGTCCTCAGTGACCGCAGTTTGAAGTTTAGAACCTGGATTTTCACGGCGATAGGCATTAACCGCTTTTTGACTTAGAACCATCAGTTTTATCCTGACGATTTGACTTTTTGCCAGTCTTCTATCATATTGCCTTCTGGTTCATAATCGAGCCTTTTCTACATTAGTACTTTTATTTGTTTTTGTTGGTGCATTTGTTGGTACAACTTCTCCTCCACCATATTTTGGATTATTCTTTATTATTTTTCTCAATAGTTCTTCTGGTCCACCATACTTTGTTGCATCAACTCCATATTGCTCTAAAATATCTTTTCTCCAGCCAGAATATGAATCTGCAAGCTTTATTGAAGATCCTGGAGAAGATTTTAATGGTGGTAGATCTCAGTCCTACCAACTTTTTAACCATTTTTTGTGGAAGTTGAGATCTTTGTTCAGGACTCATTTTGTGTAATTTTTCTTGAGATGAAGATAACTTATTTCCACCAATATCAAAACTTATGTTTTCATTAGTTGGAACACAGTTTGGAACCATTTTTTTGCCTTTCTTTTTCATACCAACTTGTTTGTAACCAACCCAACAATCTTCACTTACAGTTTTCCAACCACCACCATGCTGCTTATACCATTTTGAAGCCCAACCATTTGCATATGCACTTGGATAAACATCAAACTTTTGTTTAGCGAGAGATTTTGCTCTTGACCAAAGTGATGGTTTTGTTGGAACATTTTTTTCTTCAATATATTCTTCAGTTTGAGTTCTTCTCTCCGCCTATGGTAGAAGTTTTTCTAGCGTCATCAATTGCTTTATCAACTTTTGGTCCTAAAACTTTTTTCAAAAGGTATGGTGCTGCTGCTGCACCAGCAGCAAGGGCAACGTTTCCCCACAACTCATCAAGTTGCTGCCACTCCTCACTCATCTCTCCGCTATCAACGTAGTCTGCTGCGGTATCAATATAATCTGCTGCTTTAGTAATCTTTGATTGAACCCAAGCTCAATATTTCCTTCACCTTTTCCCCATTTTTTTCTTTAATCTTGTAGCCGCCTTAATAATAGTTGCCAATTCAGATCTTGCCATTGAATATTCATGTATCTCTGGACTCATTTGCTGGATGAGGTCTATTTGTGTTATATTTCATTTGATTTTCTGTTGGTAGTTTAAACTCTGGTAATGAAAAATTCATCCACATTTTTGGACCATAAGCACATTGCTTTTGTGTTTCATTTTTCCACAAAGTTTACAATATCTTATTTCTTCAGAATGCTGCTCATTAATTTTATTTGATACCATTTTTGGTTTACCGCCTTTACCTTTACGATTTGCTACTGGATCTGCCTTTCTTTTTCTTCTAACTGCAGAAGCAATTTGATTTTTCAGACATTTTGCTGCCTTTTCATTTGAAAGACATTTTGGTTTTGGTTCTCCAGGTTCACGAGCACATGGTCCAATTGCTTCACCTTTTGTATTATATCTTTGCCAATTACCTTCAGGATGTTTTTTTGAAAACCAATTTCTTAAGTCCTCACTAACATTTCTCTTTTTCGCCCTTGACAATGAGCGCGTTGAGAAAATCCCTTAGGATTATCGCAATCAATAGATCTTTTATATTTTTCAGAACCAACCCATTTTAGGAAAAAGACTATTCTTTACTATTTAGAAAACCTTGTTTAAGTAGTTTTGAAAGTTCCGAAGTTGATCCGACAAAGACTGCATTATTTGTTACGTTGTTTGCAGTTTTAACAGTATCTTCTTCAACTTCTTTCAATTTTTTCTGCAAATCAATAAGTTTATCGGTAACATCACCAACGCTTTTAATTAACTTGACCAGCAACTTCATATGCCCTTGGAGAATCTGATTCTCCAGCAAGTTCCATAATACCGTTGATTGCTTCCTGACCTTTTTCTATAAGAGAATATAAGTTTGCCCTAGTATACTCATAATCTTTTTTAATATCATTATCTTGTATTTTTTCAACTTTAATCGGAAGTTCTTCTTTTTCAACCTGAACAATCTTACTCTCAATATTTAAAGCTTGATCTAGTTTTTCATAGTTATTACTCATAATAAATTAGATATCCATACGACGTGTAGGACTATATTCTTTAGAATCATCTAAAAACTCCCAGTTTTCATTAAATCCAAAATTATCATCTGGATCTGCATTTATAGGATCTGGTGTAACGGTGCTACCTCATTTCACGTTTTGCTGCAGCAACGTCAGTCGATGTATACATATCAACCTGAACCTTGCGAATAAGAACCATCAGTGCTTTCTGCAACAGGTCCAAATAGATACGTTTTGGCAGTAAATCTTAGTGTGTATATTAAAGCTCTTCTTGTTGAAAAATCTCCCTCATAATCATCTTGGAAAGATATACTTTCCAAAATCATAGGAACATCTCTTTTTTCACCTATAGATTCAACTAAATCTATTGTTAAATTAAATGCTGGTTGAAAATATGGTAAAATCTGCTCAATAATCTGCAATGCATCATCGTTTAATTTACACAAAATATTAAGTTCAAACCCAATATTATATGGGACTGGCATATAAACTTTTTTTACTTTGCCACCGTCATCACAAGTTTTAAATGTTTGAACTACACTCGCCTTTCTTGTAGGATCATATTGAATTGATATCATTTCAAATGACATTCTTGGCAATGTAATTTGAATTGGTTTGTTTAACTCTGGTTGTTGCTGAATTCTTGCTAAAAACTTTTGTCTTGGATCCATATGCAATAGGAACTCGCATATCACTGATACTATTGCCGTTGTTATCTTCATGGCGTATGTGTATTTGATTAAAAATAGTACCAAAAGATATAATAGTTTTTCTTATAATCTCGTGATAGTAATAAGTTCCTAACATTAATATTCACCAAATGGATTTGATTCTGAAAAATCTAAGATTAGATCTGCTTCTGCTTCGATTTCATCATTTTGACTATATTTATCATATAAATCATCTTTCTGGTAGTTTTCAATAGTAAAAATTGCTCCAGATTGTGTTCCAATAATATTTTCACCTGGATAAAATCCTTTTGTCGTTGATCCTATACCAACAAATGAAACTTTAAGTGTGCCAGTATCTTTATTCCAATCTTTAACTCTTGCTCTAGTTTGAGATCTACTTCCCCTAATGACCTCATTAAATATGTAAGTTCCTATTCCAGTTATAGTTGAAGGTGGTGCAATAGATAATGTAGGTGTTAGAATATAACCTCTACCAGGATCAGTAATATATGTTAAATCTACCTCTCCCGAAGAATTAACTCTTGAAAGTGCAGTTGCACTACTAATACCTGGGTTCAGGTCCATATAGTTCTTTTCGGAAGGATCATTTGTTATTGTGATAGTTGGTGGGAACAGATACCCTCCACCACCATATGTCAAAATAATGCCAGTGACAATACCACATTGATTGATTCCAAACTCAAATGAAGTTGTAGCAACACTAATATTAGTTGAGTTGCTAAACATATAAATCGTTCCAACTCCTATTGATGAAACATAAGTTCCACTTGGAATAAAACTTATTTCTGGATCTGGATAATCGTACCTATATTGTGGTCTTATTCTGTCTCCAATAAGAATTCTTGAAGTATCTATTCCACTAATAGTATTTGAACCTATTTGAATAGTACCAACAGTTTTTATAGATTGAGTTCTTAAAGTTGCAATACCAGTTGCTCTAAACTGTTCTGGAACTCCAGTTGGAGATTCGATGTATACAGTTGCTGTTGTTCCCTCAGCATATCCATATCCTGGATTTGTTACATTTATATTCGTCAATCTACCATTACCAACAATAGCAACTGCCGTAGCATTTACAGAACTTGGTAATCCACTGAATGTCAATAGGGGAGAAACTGTATAACCTAATCCAACCGTTGCTGCAGTTCCTACACACCATGGATCTCTTACAGAATCAAATCCAATTGCAGTTACAATGCCAGTAACCATATTGATAGTTGCTATTCCAACAGCAGTTATTAGTGGTTGATTTTGACCGTATATTCCACCAGTACTAATTGCAACTGCTGGTGCAGTTCTATATGCCCTACCTGTTGAGTTCAAGACATGAAGAAGGATTAATAGATGATCCTGCAATACCAACTGTTGCCAAACGCAAAACTATATCCTGGATGATTTATAGTAACTGCTGGTGTTGATGTATAATAAGTTCCTGATGTTTCTGGTGGAAGAGTTATGCTAGAAACTATACCTCCAGTGGTTTGATAATTTCCCATAACCGCAGAAGCAACAGCAACAGCACCAACTGCTCCTGTTGGTAAACTAAAAGTAACAATAGGTGGTCTCTTATAAATACTCCTCCAGTGGTTCCTCCAGGAAATAGATAGTTTCGGAGCTTCCTGACTAATAACTGTAGATATTACACTAACACCAGAACCAACTGGACTTGCAATAATAGCAGTTGCTGCAGCTGCAACATGTTTTGGGATAGAGATAGATACAGTTGGAGGATCTTGAGATACATATCCATCTCCTGAATCAGTTATAACTATTCTTTGAACTCCGTTTAATGATGTTTCTATAGAGCAAGTTGCAACTGCTCCAACACCACTTCCTCTATTAACAAAAGTAATCGTTGGTGGAACTGTGTATCCTATTCCTGGATTTGTTAGTAAAACTTTCTCTATAGAATATGTGCCACCTTTATTCACAGTGAATGCAATCGCTGATGCATTATCACCAATGTTTCCTGTAGGTGAAGATGAGATTGCTACTACTGGTGGTGTTCTGTATCCATACCCATCATTATTTAAAAATATTTGTTTAATATATCCAGTATTGAGGATTGCATATCCTGATGCTGTTCTTCCAACTCCAATTAATTTTAAAGTTGATATATATCCCTGATCTTGTACTTGAGTATCAATCTCATCAATTGAAGTATCAATAACTTCATCTTCATATTCAAATAACTCACATTTTAGTTCATAAACATAATTTTTACCTAACTGATAAAATGGTTGCTCATGTTTCAACAAACTTAACTTCGAATATTCTTTCTCCTAAAGGAAAATATACCAAATCACCTTCTCTTGGTCTAGTGGATAATATTATTTCACTTTCTCCAGTTCCATCATCATAACCAGATAAGAATGGTGCAATAAAATCTTCAAATCTTTCTTTGGAAATCGTGATGGTAGAGTTCATCTCTTAAACTCATTCCAAATTTTGATAGTATATCTCCACTACCAGAATATCCATCATATGTGTTAACGTATGCTTCTATAGCATAGTTATCATCAAACTTTGAAGATTGAACCTCTTCTATGATTGTTTTTTTATTTACAAACTTTCTAGGAATATAGAACAACTTCTATACCATAGATTTTTAACTGCTCATTTATAAGATCTTGAACTAAACGTTGTTCTGAAGAAGATCCTTGTAAAAAAAATGGATTAAGTGCCATTATCCGATAAAATCATAAGGTGGAAGTTCATGCTCAAGAGTCATTCTTTGTTTTAAGTCTTGCAACTCTCTTTCAGCATCTTCATATATTTCTCTACCATTCAACTCTATTCCGCCAGGAAGTTTTACTCCTCTAAACTTAATAAGATTTTGTCCCCATTGTTTTTTGATTAAAGAAGTTAAATATTGTTTCAAAAAACTATCGTTATAAACTTTTGTGAAATCATTAGGATTTAAAATCCGATAGCAATCTAAAACAATAAAGTTTCCTGCACTCTGCGCCCCCCATTCAATATCCAAATATAATCTATTTTGTCTTTTATTAAATCTAATTTGCTTATCTGTTGTCAAACAAAAAATCAATATCTGAAAGATAAGACTTAACCATAGAATATTGTAATAGTTCTACCGAGTTGAAATAATATAAATCATTTAGAAAAAGTTGATATTTGATGCTAAACATTCCACCAGAGATGGAACTAGTATCAAACTTAAAAACATTTTCAACACCAATTACACTATCTGGAACTTGTATATAATTTGAAGACTCTTGCCAGTGACTTACTATTCCAGTGGTTGAAGTTGCACTTGAAGAAATTACTCCTGGTCCCACTGGACTTTTAGAAGTAGCTTTACCTCTATCAATATCATCCTGAGTTATTTGATGTTTTAAGTACATTCTTTCAACACCATCAAAATGACGTTCTTGAAAATACTGCAAAGCATCATCAACTAAATCATCAATTTGATCGTCATCAACATTTATCTCCAAAACAGGAGCTCCCAGCCTTCTTAAACAATAATCTATAAGTTGTTGTCTACTTGCTGGTTTTGCCATTTTTTTTACTCTTCAGATTTTTTACTCTTTATTAAAGACTCATATTTTTCTTGCAAATCAAGATTTTCTTGTAAAAGCTCTTCTTTTCTTTGGAAAAATCATTAGTTAATGTTTGAAGTTTTGCTTCTAATAAAATAATTTGATTGGATAACTGAGATAGTTTTTGATGATATAAAGATACTAAAACATTTATATCAACTTCACTTTGATTTTGTTGCATTTTTAGAAAGTACCTCCGTCAAGAGTTGAAGTCCATGATGGTTTATTAGTATGTATGGAAGTTACAGTTGAAGGTATTTTTGACATACTTACACTGTTTTTAGAAACATTATATGTATTTGTAAATGTACCTTCAACACCAGTAAGTGCAATAGTTGTTGAAGATACAGTAGTTTTAACTATTCCATATGCTCCACTAGTATCTTGAAGAATTATATCTCCAGCAGTAACAGAAACTGAAGTTGAAAATGTTAGATTAACCTCAGTTAAAGCTGTTAGTATTTGTTTTGATGATATCTCTGGAGATGATGGATTGTTGGTAGATGTTTGTAAACCAGAAGCATCAAAATATACAACACCATTTGTATTGTAATCTGCAGTCTGATAATAAATACCTTTTACATCTAAAAATCCTCTACTTCCAGTTGCTACGCTATTTGAAATAGTTGCATCTGGAATATATGTCCACGAAGATGGTGGGGCATAACTATTTGGATTATTATCGGCATCTGTATAACCAAAAAATCCAACCTTTGCTGCTCCAGAAGAGTAATAATCAAATGCAATACCTCTGTCAGTATTAGTATCATATTGATGTGTTATAGTCAATTGTGATGATGTTGATATACCAATAGACAGTGCTCCACTAAGAGTTACGATTTTTTCACTGGTATTGTATGCAGTAATAGTTGCAAGCTCCTGGTAATCCAGGATTTCCATTAATAGAATCTCCAGTATTGATTCCAACAACAGAATCTAAACGAAGTGTAGATACTCCGACTGATGCAGCTTGAGTAACAGTTCTTACACTAGTAACTTCACCTACACGAATGATTGGTTCGTTGACAGTAACTGAAGTTGAATTTACTGCAGTTGTAGTACCATCTACTTGCAAATCACCTTTAATAACTACTTTTCCATTATTGTCTCAATGAATCAGGATATGGATCAAGATATAAAACATTTCCAGATCCAGCACGTGTTGAAATGACATTATTTCTTATTCTAACATCACCAAGAAGAGTCTCTGATGTTACTGTAAAGTTTGCTCCAACAGATAAACTTCTGTTAACTCCAACACCACCTGCAAACGTAACGGATCCAGTTGTTGGAGAAGTAGAGTCAGTTGAATTTGCAAAGTAAACCTGTGCGCCTTCAACCTCTAATCTGTTATCTACAGCTTCATCGTATCTTATTTTTAAATCTTTATCAGTTCCAAAACTCAAATAAGTATCATCGGGTATATTGATTTCACCCGTTCCATTAGGATCTAATATAATATCACCATCAGTATTAGTTGATGATAATGTGTTTAAATCTAATCTAAGATTATCTACATTCCATTGATCTACTTTTCTGTTACTATCAAGAACAGCCGACAATACCACCATCACTATTTCTTGTATTGGTGACTCCAGCAATTGTTCCTGGAGTGTGCTCCATCATAGAAGCATAGTAATATCCACCAACTGGTAAAACATTAGTTCCTTCATCACCAATAAAAATTCTATCTTTGTATTGATTTGTACCACCGTAAGAACCAATACCTGTTACATAAGCAAGTTCACCCCAGTTTAATGATGCAGGTGTCTGAGTTCCAGCGGATCTTTTAATCCTAATAATACTAGCCATTAAAAACTACCTCCATTAATATCTAAGTTTTGAGTGTTTCCTGGGGTTAATGTTAATGTAGCATCCCACTTTCTTGTTGTGCCATTATATACAAGAACCATTCCATTAAGTAATGTAGTTGGATCAGCATTCACATCAATTAACTCAGACAAAGCAAGTCCTTGAGCACCTGCTAAAGAAGATATAACTTTTACAGCATTTTGTTGGCCGACTCTTACCTTTAATATCCGCCATTTAGAACATAGTTCTTGGGATCTAAAATATATTTATATTTACTCAACTCCCATTTTTAATGAAAGAGATCCAAAAGAACTGACAACCTCTTGTTGTTTCAAATATAACTTAAAGTAAGATTTGGCAATATCTCTCAATTTTTCAATATCATTAATTTTATCTATTTCTGAAGAATATTTGTAATATTCAAAACTCTTACTAAGATTTTCTAGTTCAATTTTATCTGGATCCATTGATTAACTCCTTTAGTAAAGATTTAATTTCTTCAATATCATTTTTAATTTTATCAATCTCTTCACGCTCTTTTTGTTTTTTTCTTTTTAGAATATGATATTGATTAAATCCAACAATATCATCATTTATAATAGCACCAGTTTTTTGATCTCTATATAAATGTTTGGAACCTTCTACTGGTATTAAATCATTTTCCATAGGATATATTATGCTAATGCAATGGCTCTAAAGTCTTTCAATCTAACTTGAGCAGATTCGTTTGAGGAAGACATAACTATTTTAATGGAAAATGCGGTAAAAGGTTCCAAATTATTGGCACTAAACTGATATTCCATAAATTCATCTTTTCCACTGGATCTCACATAAGCATCTGGTAAACCATTATTCATCGACGAATTAATAACCGTATCTCCATATCCGTCACCATCAGTATCTGTTAGATTAGTATATCCAGGGAATAAAATATATGATTGGTCAACACCACTAGAATCTGGTTTAAATAATTTATATAAAACTCTAAAATCACCAGCCGCTGCGTTCTACAAGCACCTACTAATATTTTAAGAGAAGTTGCTGGTTGTTTAAGATCAATTTTCTTCGTAATGTAAACAGATGCGTGAGGATCTCCAGAAATTTTATTAGATCTATCATCAATAACATAATCCATTATTGGTTTATTTAATCTATTTCTGGATAAAATAAAGTTAGCAGTTTGCAAGTCTAATACAGGAGATAGATTTTTATCGGAAGATGTGAATAATATTGGTAATATTAAAGATTTATTTCTTGGTAAGGTTGTAAGACCTTTCTAACTCATTCAATCTAGATGCAACTTGATCTTGGTGTTGAGAAGAATGATGCTGAGTTTATATTAACTGGAGTATATCCAGCATCTAAGAATGATATTTCAGAACCTCCAGCACTAGTTCCAGTTATGGTTCTAATCTGAGAACTCACTTGAGTTCCCTCTTCCAGGTGTTATAATATTGAACTGTGGAGTTATGGAGCTAAACTGATGATTTTGTGAAATCGAAACATCTGACCCACCAATTGATCTTAAGTTCTAAAACTTAACTGATTATCTCCAGTTGATCTACCATTTCTATCGACTTTCAAGTAATACTTGTCCATATTTTTATTTGCAGAAACTAGTTCTGAATCTGTTGGTAAAGTATGAGTTTTGTTTATCCTTGTCAAGGATACTCCATTAACTTCATATGGTCTTATCACTGATCCTGATGGGTGTGGTATAATGGAAGTTCCATCTACTCCTCTGAATATCTATTTGTAAAGTTCCAGTCCCAATGCTTGTGTAACGTACAACCTCGTTTTCAATGAGAGCATACCCCCTTGAAGTGCTTCCTATACCTTCAAATGTCGTAAATGGTGTAGTACTAGTAACGTTGATTACTGTGCCACTAACAGATAAATCTGATGTTGTAGACGTTGTTTCAGTATCTGGTTGAATCGATTGGATCTTAACTTTATTATTTGATCCGTGCATTGCATGATTATACTGAGTAATTTCAATAACATCTCCAGTGTTTAACTGATTTATGAGAGTTGATGTTGAACTTACCGTTGCTGTTGTCGTAGTTCTTGTATCTGCGGCATAATAAACTATAGTTTGTCCAGATGGGAATGATTCTCCCTGAACATTAGTTAAATATAGCGTATCTGGTGTTGTATCAATCGTACTTATTGATACAGTTCCTCCAGAACCTCTTGTAACACTACTGGTGGTAATTCCAAGAACATCCCCAACACAATAACCATTACCCCTAGTTCCAGCAGTTACAGTAACTGAACTTACGTTACCAGATGAACTTGTAACAACAGTTGCAGTTGCTCCACTACCATTACTGTTAATATTACTCAGAGTGGTACATTATTATATGTTTGAGAACTTACAAATCCAGATCCAGAAGTTACTAATGTCGAACCTCCAGAACCCAACACTACTTCCAACTCTTTCGATTATACGTAGAAGAATCTCCAGCAACATTTCCATATCCAACTTTTCGTAGAGGAGTTAAAATGCTACTAAATGCTCCAACTCCGTAACAGGAACTTTAAGTTTTCTTGGTAAAGTTTTGATTGGATTGTTTATTAACTTTTGAACATTGATTCCACCAGGTAAAATATTTGTATTGTAGAAAGTTGCTGTGCCAGAAGAAACAAATTCTGCTTTATATAATTTGAAAGTTAAATCTTGATATTGACTTGGAGTCCAAGTGCTTCCATTTTGAGATTTAAACAAACTTCCGCCAGAATATGGTTGTGAAACAACAACACTTTGGGATGCTGGTAAAGACAACGTTCCAACAGTTTTTTGTCCCATTGTCCAACCCACATTTCAAAATTATCCGATGTTGGTGCCAAAAATACTAAAGCATATTCTTTATTGGATTCAAGATAAATCGGAGATGGGAATGTTATTCTTGTTGGAACTGAAGCATCACTAGATGTCTTAATATCTCCAGGGTCTAAGGCAAGTTTTGCATAATCCTGTACTAATGTGCTTGTTGGTAGAACCAAGTTCAACTGTTCTTACTTCAACAAATAAACGAGCAGAGTCATCTTTACTTGCAAAATAAACGTCAGCACCAGTTAAAAATGCTCCAGTCTCATCAACTCTAAATAACTGGACCAATCGGATCTTTACCAGCAGCTCTTCTTTCTGGAGGAGCTTCTCTATCAGTTATCGTGTCTCTAATTTCTGGTGGTCTATCTTGAGGCCTCTAGGTGGATTTCTTACACTTACAGTTGATGTATTTTGAGTCAAAATAGTCCCGTTTCCAGTGAATACTCCAGAAGCGTTACTCTCATTTTTAACACTTCCAGGAATTCCCGTAGATACCCATTGCGGAGTTGCAGTTTTTTGTGATGCACTTAATCTAAGGGTTCTTTGACCAGTTTTAACTCTAATTGGTGGTGGTGGATTTGCATTTGGATCTTTGATGAATAATGTTCCCATAATATCACCAAGATTATCACTAATAAACTCATTTCTAGTAACTCTAGCAGTTGCGCCACTAGTTTCACCATTGATTATGGCACCTGGAACTACATATTGCCGCCGTAATTATCAGTTAAACCAAGTTCAGAAACTGCTTTAACACCAACATTTAAAAGTCTAGAACTTGATGAATATGATTTTCCAGGAGCTGGTCTTGATCTATCATAAATGTCAACTGCATCGATTTTATCGGGAGAATTCCAGTCTCCAATCTTATGATTTGGTGGTGGGACTGGAATCTCATCGTAAAATTGAACCATTTAAATGATCTGGCAATTTCTCCAACTTGGAACCAAGAGAGCATTTCAATTTCTATACATTTATTTACAGAAATCTAAAACTTGATTATCGAAATAATGATAGTGATTAGTTTGAGGTCTCAATCCGCTAGAAAGGAATGTAATATTTCTAAACCTAATATTCATAGGTATTCCACTTATTCTTACAGATTCAACATAGGTAAACTCTCTAGATGGTCCTTCAAGTACATTTTCAAAAGTAGTTGTTTCTCTTCTAACTCCAGTAACATCACTACCAAATGTATCTCTTAAATCTGGAGTATTTTCCCTATCTAACCTAGTTGTATCAGTATTACTTCTTTCAACCCACTTGCACCAGTAGATTCTGTTCTAGCATTATCGAGATATATTGTTCTAACCCAAGTATCAGAGGATGGGAACAAAATAACGCCACCATTAAATTCAATAACATTAAATGGATTAACATTTTCTACTTGAGATGCTAAAGGTTGCTGCAACCATCCAACTTCTTTATATTTAAAGTTAACAAATCACCAGTTTTTTGAATATTTGGATCTAATAGATTTAGATTCAAATCTCTATTGCAGTATCTGGATTAAGAGTTGGGTCCAATGCAAGTTCTGCTGCAATAGTCCAATTGTCAACCGCATTTACGAGTTCACCTCTAACAGAATTAACATCAGACTTATTATCTGGATTAGTAATATCCATTAAATAATTTTTTTAAAATCATCAACTACAAATCCTGTTCTAAACCTAGTTAAACCATCAGCATCTTGTATCTGTAAACTCTTTGTATCGAGTTCAAGCATAGTCTAAACTTATTTTTGTTTCTTCCAAGTTTTTAATACGTGATTCTAATTTGGCAATATCGCGCATTGTAAATCTTCTATTGTCAAATAATTTAAATTTGACATCATTGATATTATATAAAGATATGGTGGAAGGTATATTTCGGCAACATCCATCACATCATCAAACTTAATGGTGGTTTAGGATCAGTTGATGATGTTAGGCGGAATAACAAGAAACTTCACCAAATTTACTAATCGTTAACTTATCAGTTCTTGGTAAATAGAAATTTATCCTAATAATGAACTTTCATTTGGGGAACGAGATATTAATCAATATTACTTAAAAGTTCTACTACTAAATGCAAATGGAGATCCAGAAGTAACTGCAGGATTAAAGGCAACAACTCTTGGACGAATGTCTATAGTATCACTTGCTCTTATTTTTCTACTACCTAATAATGGAATATCTTTTAAATCTATCTTTTGTATACGATTGTATTGTAAATACATCTCCACTATTTCCAGAGGAAACTTGATAACAATCATATATAACTAACACTTGTTTGGATGGAACTACACCGCCTTCGATTCTTACTATTTTTGAATAATCATAATACTGATCCTTTTGTCCCTTATCTAAAGTATAGTTTGAAGTTAAGTAAGATAACTTCCTGGTGTTATACTTTGAATAATTCCTTCAATATTTGATTCACCAAACTTTGCCATTTCTCCAACTACAAATTTGTTCTTGAGCTTCAATCAATTGATTAAAGCAGATCTAGTAACTAAGTTCAACTATTGCCCTACTTTTAGATCCAACTATTTTTTCACCTACTATAGCATTAGTATCTAATGATAACCCAGAAACAAAGTTTAGTTTATCTAAAGTTGGTGATAAATTATTAGTTAACTGATAAATTGCAGAATTTAACATTTAAAAAACAACATCGGAACGTTAGAGAAATATTCACGATACAAACCCTTAAACCGTAAAAATTACTAGTAGATAACCCAGAAACTGGTGATCCAACACCAACTGTTCTTGTAATGTTTACTTTTGAACTTCTGATAAAATCTTTTGTCTTACTTTGCAAACCTTTTTTTCTCATCGTTACATTAATGTAACATTACTAGTTTGAGAAGCAGTTAAACCATTGAACGTTATTTCCGCACCACTAGCCTGGCGAACAAATTGATCGATGTCAATTGTTCTGTTGATCCATCTGCATAGTGAACAGAGTATTTTTCGGCATCAAAAGGTTCAGAAATGCACTGGTTAATCCAACACTTGATATCGATACTGGTGCGGTTAACGATCCAGATATTGTACTGAGTTGATGAACTTGTTTGGTGATTACTAAATCAGAATCCGAAAGATCTAGAGATGCAATATTTTTTTGTGGTAATCTTGTATATAATGCAGAAGTATCATTAATTTCATTGGACAACAATACTGGTATTCCGATAGAAAATGTTGTGGCTTCTGTTGATCCTGGTAAAGTTGCATCACAAACTCCAGATACACTAGAATTAAGAGCAACAACAGTCATTGTAGATCCATCAGATGCTATTGCAGATACTCTGTTAAAAGTTTCAGCACTACCACCATTTTTGATATCTAATAATACTACCTACCTTAATTCCAGTAAAAAATTTACCTGGGCAGGTTACTGTACCACCACTCATTAATACTTACCTTATCAGTGATACTAAATCCAGTTGGTTAAAACTTTTAATAACACAGTATCTGCTATAAAATCTCCCTGTAAGCAATA